GCTGGACGAGGAGACGAAGAAGCGCGACAAGCTGCGCCAAGAGCTGAGCGCGTACCTGTCCGCGCAGCAGCTCGAGCTTGACCTGCTTAACCTGTCCGAGCGAGATCGGGCAATCGCAACGGCGCAGATCGAAGCGATGGCAAAGGCGATGGGCCTCGGCACCCAGGCCGCTATCGCCATCGGCGCGGCCAACGGGCTATTCGCTCGCCAGCTCTTCGATGCGAGGGACGATCTCTCGGCCTACAACGAGGCGCTCGCGCGGCAAGCGCAGCTTCAAGACGAGCAGGACAACGCGCGGCTTCGCGGCAAGCGCGCGCTGGCTGAAAACCTCGTCACTGTCCAGCAGGAGATCGACCTGCTCAAACTGGGCAACCGAGAGCGCTTCATCGAGCTGGAGCTGCTTCGCGCTCGCCAGCAGTTCGACGGGGCGCCGCTGGATGAACAAGACCAGGCCGAGCTTGAGCGGCTTCGCAAGGCGCTTGGAGAGCTTGCCGATGGCGATGCCGCGGCGCGCGCAGCCCAGAACCTCTCCCGCTCTTTCGGCCAAGCATTCGCCGACATCATCCAGCAGGCCGAGAGCGCGAACGACATCCTGCGCGGGCTGTTCTCCAACCTGGGCAACCAACTTATCTCCGGCTTTGCGGCGCAGGGGTTCCAGGCGTTCTTCACTGGCGCAGGATCGCCGATCGCTGGCGCCTTCGCCAGCGCAGCCGGAAACGCCAACGGCAACGCCTTCTCGAACGGCTCCGCTTCGCCGCTGCCCAACTGGACGATGGCTAAAGCCTTCGGGATGGGCGGCGTGTTCAGCGGACCGACGTTCTTGCAAGGAGCCCAGGGGCTCAACCTTTTCGGCGAAGCCGGGCTCGAGCTTGCGGCGCCGGCTGTGCGCAACGCCCGCGGGCAGGTCGCGATCTCGATCGCCGACAACGTGCGGGCCATCGCTCAAGCGATGCAGCCGAACGTCACGGTCATCAACAACTTTTCCGGTGGCGCTGGCGGTCCCCGCTCCTCGAATGGCGTCGGCGGCCTGGGGCTGTCCGAGCGCCAAATGGTCAACAACGCGCTTCGCCGCGCCGCGATCTGATGGGCTTTCACGAAGTCAGCTTCCCGCTTCCGCTCGCCTATGGCACCAGCGCAGGCCCCGGCTACAGCTCCTCCGTGGTTCAGCTTCGCAGCGGGGCCACGCAGCGAGTCGCAACGTGGGAGGATCCGTTGCACGTCTACGACGCGCTGGACGCTGTGCGCGACGAGGCGTCCATGTCCACGCTCAAAGCGTTCTACATTGCGCGGCGCGGCGCGCTCAACGGTTTCAGGCTTAAGGACCCCGGCGACTATTCGACGGGCGCCAATGACCGGGGCGCGCCTTCCGCTGGCGACGTGCTGCTCGGCTACGGGGACGGCTCCAACACCGAGTTTCAGTTGGTCAAGCGCTACAACCCGGCCACGGATTACGAGTGGGAGCGGACGATTCGCAAGCCGGCATCCGGTTCTGTGCTTGTGTCTGTCGCCGGCGTGACGACCTCGGGCTTTACCCTCGACACGACCACTGGCAAGGTCACGCTGTCCACGCCTCCGGCGAATGGCGCGGCCGTACGCGCGGGCTTCCAATTCGACGTGCCGGTCTTCTTTGCCCCCGAAGCTGACCGGCTGCTGTCGATCAGCTTTGCCCAGTTCAACGACCATCGCGTGCAGGTGCCGATGATCGAAGACCGGGCCGACTATCAGACGCCTGCCGGCTACTTGTACGGGCAGGCTCAAGAGTCGTTTAACCCTGGGGCGGACATCCAGGTCTCGCCGCTTGTCGCGCGGCTGTGGATCATTTCGGGCAGCGTAAGCAACGGCGCCGGCTGGCGACTGCCTAACGCATCCGGGCTCAAGCTGGGCGGGCCTCTGTTTGCGCTGTCGAATCAGACCTCTGATTTGCTGGCAATCCGCGACGCAAGCGGCACTCTTGTGCAGACTATCCCCGGGCTGACGACCTATCAGGTGTATTTGGGCCAGTTGGCGTCGGGGCAAAAACGCTGGGTGTTTGCCCGATGAAAGCCGGCGAATACTACGGCGGGTGGATGATCGTCTCTGGGCGGGATGATCTGGTGGTCATCCCCGGGCGGCGATTCGTTGACGTGGACTGCGGCGGCGGCGAGATTCCGCTTGTGCTGCCGGATCCGCAAGACTTGGCGCCTGGTCTGGAGCACTGGCGTATCTTCGTCCGCAACGGCTCGCTGAGCTTCGGCAACGTCGTTTTCGAGCCCCCGGCCCTGCCCGTGGACTTCGGCGGCGGAGTCGTGGTGCTGCTTCAACCAATCAACGCCGCGGGCGACTTCGAACTCCGCGACAACGTGACCGGCTTCGATACCGTGCTGCAATCTCAGACCCGCGGCACGGTCTCGCCTTTCGTCGTGCGCGACGGGGCCGAGCAGCTCATGCTGTTCCAGGAGGGCGAGCTAGTCGAGGAAGGCACGGCATCGGCCGGCCAGTGGCTCAGCGTCAGCTTCGCCGGCTACCAAGGCGGGGCGCCGCGCTGGGTCTATCAGGTGGGCGACTACACCGACGCCAAGGCGCTCGATAGCACGCCGGGGCTGGTGTTCTCGCACGGCATTGACGGTGCTGCTGCGCCGAACAACCAGGCTTTCCGTTTTGATGCGGGCCTCGCGTCGTGGCGCAATCTCCCCGCTGCGCCGACGAATCGCGCAGAGGCGCATGCATTCGCTCTGCCGGCAAGCGGCCAGGATTGGCACTTCGTGTGCGGGGGAGACGGGCCGCTAAGCAGCGCCGAGCGCTACCTGCTCGACACCTGGGGCACCATGACGGCGCTGCCCGCTGCAATCACCGGCGGGGCATCGTGGGACGCCAACGCGCTGGGCTATGTCCACGGCGGGGTGGGGCAGAGCGGCAAACTCAGGGAGTTCCTGGCGACGGCCGGCTTCGGCGCATGGACTGAGCGCTCGACCTCGTTGCAGGCGCGGGTCTCGCACACCGGGGGACGACTCGGCGGCGCGCCGCTGCCGTTCGGTTACCTGTCCGGCGGCGCCATGGGGCAGGATGCATCGCTGGTGCAGCGTTACCAGTCTGGACTCGATGCCTGGGGCCTCGCGCCGCATCGGCCGAGCGGCACGGCGATCGGGGTCTCCAGCGCGGCCTACGTCTCGGACCAGGGCGTCGGCTGCCGGGTGTTCCTGGGCGGCCGGCATCAGTGGCAGGGGACCGACCTCGCCGATGGATCGCGGCAGGCCTGGGAGCTGTCGGCCTCTCCGGTCGAGGGCTGGCGCTCGCTCCCGTCTGCGCCCGCTGTTGTGGCGCGCGCCGCGGGGGCCGGACCTGGCGTCGGCGGCCGGGTCTACTTCGCCGCAGGCGGCCTGAGCAATCCCATCTCCGCTGCCTGGAGTTACGGGCCGCTGGAAACCTGGAGGGCTGAGCCTAGCGCGCCGGCTCCGCGGACGGGTATCTCCCAACATGGCACCTCGGGGAGGAGCCAGGCATGACCAGCCACACGCTCGCAGAGATGCTCCAGGACCTCCGGCGGATGAACTCTGCCTGGGAGGTCGATCAGGTCGTCCTGCTGCCGCAGGCGGCCACGCCGTGGGGCCTGTACCGCCAGGTCCTCCGGGAGATCGACGCTCGCCGCGGGGCGATCCGGGACCAGGCGATTGCGGCCGAGGGCCATCGCCGGGGCGCCCTGTGGGCGGCGCTCACGCTGAGGCCCCTGCGCGCGCGCGGGCTGCGCCTGGCCGCTCAGGAGGCTGAGAGGCATGCCCAGGAGCTGGCGTCGATCCTAGCGCATCTGGAAGCGCGGGCGCGGGCTGTTCGCCTGATGCTGCCCGAGCGCCTAGACGATCGAGCCGTTGCCCAGCTCGAGGCTGAGGATGGCATCGCCAGGCTGGCTCGCAGCGTGCGCGCGGCCGCTGCCCGTGGGATGCTGCCGGCCCAGGAGATCGAGCAGGCTATCGCCGCGCTGCCGGCACCGATGCGCGGGCGCGTCCAGGAGCTCGCGGCGCCCGGGGCTGATTCCTGGCGCGAGAGCTGGCTGGTGCAGGTCCACGAGGCGCCTGGGCTGCCCGCGGTCGAGCCGCGGCGCGCACTGGAGGCGGCATGGTGACCCTGGCGCCCAAGAGTCTGCGGGACGAGCTGCTGGCCACCTTCGCGCACCGGCACGCGCGGCTCTACCGGATCGCGCGCCGGGATGGCGTGGTGATTCGCCTCACCGAGCACTCTGCGCCGATCGAGTTCGACGGCGAGCAGTATCTGCCGACGCAATCGGCCAACGCCTCGGCCGCGATTTCGCGCGCCGGCCTGGCCGAGACCAGCCTAGACACGCAAGGCGCCATCACCTCCGACCTCATCACCGAGGCCGACCTAAGGGCCGGGCGATACCGCGGCGCCGAGGTGTTGGAGATTCTGGTGGACTTCCGCTTTCCGTTCCTTGGCGCGCTCGAAGTCAACCGCACGTGGGTCGAAGCAACCAAGCAGGACGGCGCCATTTGGCAAGCGCAATGCGGCGGCATCGGCTCGCGGCTCAAGCGCAAGGTCGGGCGCTACCTAGAGAAGAGCTGCTGGAAGGTCTTGGGCGATCCGCTGACCTGCAAGCTCGACATCGTGCCGCTGTCGAACTACTACGCGCCGATCTCGCACGTGCTGGACCCGCGGAGCTTCCGAGTCCAGGATCTTGGCAACACTCGGCCGCTCGGCTGGTTTGCTTACGGCTCCGCGATATTCCGCAGCGGGCCGAACGATGGCATTGAGTTGCTCATCCAGTCCTACGACAACGCCAACCAACTCATTGTCCTGGCTCAGCAGCCGCCGTTCGCGCTCCAAGTCGGCCACCGAGTGGACCTAATCGTTGGCTGCAACCGTACACAAGCAAAGTGCAACAGCTTAGGCAACTACATCAACTTCGGAGGCCTGCCGTTCCTGCCCACGACGGACGAGCAGATCAAGCCGGCAACGAACTGATCGACGCGGCCACCGGCGAGGCGATCGCGGCGGCTGCCGTGCGCCTTGTCGGCGCGCCGTTCCAGCATCAAGGCCGGGATCCGCAGTTTGGCCTCGATTGCGCGGGCGTGGTTATCGCCGCGCTGCAAGCTGTCGGCCTGACGATCAAGAACGAGGAAGCCTATCGCATGGACCCATCTGCCTTCGTCTTGATGCGTAGCTTGCTCGCAACGTGCGTGCCGGTCGAATCGCCGCGCGCGGGCGACGTGCTTGCGCTGCGCACGAACGGCTCGGAGCCAAAGCACCTTGCCGTGGTGGTCGATCATTCGAGCATCGTCCACGTCTTCGGCCGATGCTCGCGTGTGCGGCTCGATTCGATTGCCACCTGGTGGCCCAACGTTCATTCCATCTGGAGGCCCAAATGGCGTCCATCGCTCTAGTCGCTGCTCTCGGCACTTCGACCGCTGGCCTCACTGGCGGCGCGCTTACTGGCGCGATTCTGACCAACCTTGGCCTGTCGGTCGCCGGCTCGATCCTTGACCAGACGGTCATCTTCCCCGCGCTGTTCCCGCGTGAAGCGCAGGACGGCCAGCGCGTGGACGATTGGCCGATTGGCCAGAGCTTCGAGGGCGCGCCGATGGGCTGGGTCGATGGCACGGCGCGGATCGAGGGCGTGCCGATTTACCTTGGCGAGCCGGTCGAGGAACAGGTGACGATCGGTGGCGGCAAGGCCGGCCCCGATTCGACGCAGTTCCGCTACAAGCGGGACGTGGTGGTGCTGTTCTCGAGCGACGTGCCGCCGCAGGGTGGGATCA